ACTCGCTCCACTGCACAGTACCGATGTAGGCTTCGTTGCTGTGATAGATAACTTGCGGCGTCAAGCGCTCAACCGTGATCTGGCATGGTCCTGGCTGCGGCAGTACAAGCTTCAGAGTCGCGCCGCATGTCACATTGTCAATCGCAGAGCCAGTCACATTAACAGTGCCAGTTACGATATCGCCTACAGGCTCAAGAGCGCTGTTGATTGACTGTGCGCTCATCTGAATAGTCACTGTCAAAGGCTTCTGATTGCCGCTGCTATCGACGTAATAAAGCCCTTGCTCGCCGACAAAGTTTGCCCACACTTCAGTGAGGTTCGCGACGTTCAAAATGTACGGGCCAAGCACAGTGCTTGTGTTGGATGTCATCTGAAACGTGTGAAAGTAAGTGCTCGTCTGGCCGGCGAAGGTCTGAAGTACATTCCAGTTCGGATTAACCGTCGCTGCGTTGCTCAGAGTTATTTGAGTCGGCGTCACTGACAGGATTTGATAGGTTCCTGCTAGGCCAATCGAATGCACATTCTGAGCAGGATCGCTTGCGTTCACTCCGTCATCATTCGTGTAGATTGTCAAGAACGATGGAACCTGTTCCGTGGACGCCACGAAGTAATCAGTGAAGTCGAGCGTAGCAGCATTACTGAGTATGTTGCCGCCGAACTGAAACGCGACGTTGTTGTTTGTCTCTAAGCTGCCGGCGTTGATTGGGCGGCATACCTGGCCGTTGACAGCGTTGGACTGCTGGACGGAATAGACTTTCGGAATGCCGCTTGTAGGCGCAATACCGAAGGTCGCTTGCGGCGCTGGCGTAGCACTGTTCGGAGAATTGAACGGAGGATAAACAGCCACAAACTCACCGTCAATCTCATTCACTGGCGTCTGATCATCTAAGCAATCCAGAACTGTGCAATAGCCGCGAGTTATGCCGAGATAACATACTTCCACTTCCTGATTGTTTATCCATTGCTTGTAAGGCAACGCGAGCAAGTCAGGCGTAGAGCGCACTGTGCCGTAGATATCAGGGATGCGAGCATTAGGCCGTGATTTATTCTCGCGCGTAGTCAGCGAGTTGTTTGGCGAATTGTCGTTGGCATTCGGAATCGTCGGACGAAGCAGAAAGGCTAAGCCGATTGAAACAGCAGCTACAGCAATCGCGACGACAACTGCGATGGTGATGGGATCTTCCGGCCACACGACAGCGTAGAAGTGCCCTTCGAGCGTTTGCAGCCGTTCGATGTCCGCTTCACAATGAGGCGTAACGTCGTGCGTCGCTGCTACGCATTCGTGATAGATCCGCGCGCTATCGGGCCAGGTTCCAAGCTTCTCTTGCAGGTAGGCGCATACGTCTGCAACGTGAGCAGTCTCGTGTTCGCTAGGATCGATCGCATTGGGAAACAGCGTAACTGTTTTCACTTGTAGAAGCTCACTTTCGTATAGCGCCGCGCGATGTCCTCAAGCCTTGAGAATTGGGCCGAAGCGCCGCCCTGAAGATGGAGAACGCGGCCTGCGTGCCACACTCCGATGTGGGGAGTTGTACGTGCGCGCTGGAATACCACAAAACAGGGGTCCACTGGCTCTGAGAGCTTCGCAAAGCCCTTCATCTCACTCGGCACTACACGCCGGTCACTGAGCGCCCCTGAGAGCGTTTTGAGCTGATCTCCCACATCGATGCCGAAAGACTCACGCCAGACTTCACGCGCGAAGTCGAAGCATTTGTAATTTGGCCCTGGCACGCGATCTAAGAATGCATCCACGTTAATCAAATGAAGCCGCCTAACATTGGGAAGCGGTCGAGCGAATACAGCTCGCCAGTCTGGTTGTTGTTGAGACGTGGCGCTTCAGCGTTGAATGCCGAAGCCTTCTTCTTCGTCGCAATGCTGGTGATGTCGTAGAAGAATGGTCCTTCCATTGGCGTCGTGAGATCGTCACTGCGATAGCAGCGATAGACGAGCTGCGGCTTTGTCGTCAGCGTGCCAGCGTTGAAAGCATTGTCGATCTCTGCCGGTACAACCTTGCCTAAGTCGCCAAGCTGGATCTGCATCTTCTGATCGAGATCATCGCTCGCACCAGTTTGCTTGATGGACAAAGGATAGTAATCGAACGTCGTTGACGTGCCGTCTTCGAGCGTAGCCGCGAGCCCATTCATGGCATTGCGCACGATGTTGTACGTCTTCGAGAACGACGGATGAGAAATGACAATCGTTTCGAGCGGGATGATGCTCGATGCGCTATTCAGAAAGAAACTTGCGTATGCGCTCAAGCCGGCGCTCCTGCTGCCAGGATTGCCGCATCGTTCGCATTGGCACCAGTGTTAGGTGTAACCCACAGTTGCGCCGTCACAACATAAGTCAAGCCGGATTGCGAACTAGCAGGCTTGTACGAGCCCGGCACGATCAGCGCTTGATACGGCGTCAGCTCCGCGCTATCCAAGCCGACGAGCTTGATCCAGAAAGGATTCGCACCATTGCCAATGCCGGAGCGATAGAACGCTTTGAAGAAGTCGAACTGCGTATTGCTGAGTGACCATTGAACGTTGACAGTCGATACCGCGCCCTGTAGATCAGCACGCATGCGCGGCGCACCGCCGTCAAGATCGATGGCAATGTTCGTGCTGCCTTCGGTGACAGCGAAGCCGGCGCTATCTGGCTGCAACGCCAGGTACGGCAGCTCTAAACCGTTGTACGTCGCCTGCCAAGGACTATTGATCACGAAGCCGGCCATTATCTAACCCTCGAAGGCGTGACGTTGCGATTGATCGCTTTAGACGTTGCGGAGTTGGGATTCGATATGTCCTTTGCGATGACGCCTGGCGCGTGCTTCGCAATCTGCGTGGGCGCTTCTTCGCGCACGATAACTCTGACGCGATCCTCACTGAGCTGCTGTACTTGAACATGCTGCGAGCCGTAGTTGTGAACCTCAACATGCGTCTGCATGCGCGTGCCGCTCTGCGAGTGGTTGAACGTCTGCGGAGCGACGGCGCTATATCGCGGCGTAAAGCCGTTGTTGATTGATTCGAGTAAATCGCGATTCTGCGATGCGGCTGCGGCGTTCACTACAAACTCGCCATTGCTAAGCCGCGCAACGATTGAATCTGATCTTCCTGTACCGGGTCCAGAGATCGAGCCAATCGCACCGCCCGAAGCAAATCCAAGCGTGCCGAGAATCCCGCCGCCGCCTCCACTGCTGCCCACAGAGCCGCCATCCTTGAAGCCTAGCGCCGTCTCTAGCGTCTTGATGACGAGCATTTGAATAGCGAGCTTCACAAGCGCACTGATTAGCTCAGAGACGGCGCTCTGCGCTACGGATTTGAGAGCTTCGCCTAAGTTCTTCGAATAGACAATCGCGCGGCCAATGCTGTCAGCGAAGCCATCGGACAGTGTTTTGAAAACAGGCTCAAATGCTGTCTGAATCCCCTTCGCTGTGCCCTGCCACTGCGATAGATAGTCCTGAGACACAGCGCCCGCTAGCGGCTCCGCTCCGTTTGTGATCGTGCCGGTATTGATCTGTTGCTGAGTGAGTGACGTTTTGCCTTGCAGCTTTTGCGAGTTTGCTACGTCCTGAGATATCGCGCCGGCCTTAACTGCGTTTGCAAGCGCCTGCTCCTGCACCGTGAGCTTGTCTTCTAGATTCGTGCGCTCTTCGAGCAGCTTATTCGTCGCCTGATCGACGGCGTTTTTGTCTTGCTGCGCTTGAATCAGCGGCGTCACTTGCGCATTCGCGTTAGCAATGTCTTCTGCGCTATAGCCGGTCGGATGGCTCGCGTCGCGCGTGTTGCGCAACTGCTCATCTAGCGAATGAACATTTCCTTTGACTGCGATTTGACGGTCAGAGCCAAGCTTGCTCGCACTCTCACGATCCGCACTAGCTAGCGCGTCTTGGTATTTCGTAACAGCGTCAGCGCTTTCGTTGTATTCCTTCGTTACTGCCGCCAATCCCTGTGCGAACTGTGAAACGCTGAGCTGGCCGCGCTGCATGAGGATACGCATCGCGTCAACCTGCGCGTTGTATTTATCCGCTGCACCGTGCGACGATTCATAGACGCTATTGAGTTCTTTGGTGAGATCCTTGCTCTCGACAATCTGCGCGATGAGTCCTTTGAACGTCGCGATGTCCTGCGTCGTAAGGTCGATGTGCTTTTTGCGCGCCGCTGCCTGAATGTTGTCGAGTTCGTTCTGTTCCTTCAGCGCATCGCTATACAGGCCAATTGTGGCAACCTGAGCCTGTAGCTTCTCAGTCTCATCGCTGACGAAATTGTTGCCGTTAAGCTGGTTGCGATACGGCAGTTCTTTGGCGCTCAGCTTGTCTCTGTTGAGCGGGTTAACGGTCGATTCCCTGCCCACAAGGAAGTCTAGGTTCTGCTGCGGCGTGGCTTTGTGACCGGCCTTGTCCTGCGCAGTCTGAAACGCCACGAAGTCAGCCAGGAGCTTTTTCCACTCGGCAGCGGCTTCGCGCGCCTGCGCCTTCACCGCCGATGTCTGATCTCGCAGATGATCAACAGCATCGTTTTTCTTAATATTGTCCATCGTCAAGTCAAGGCTGCGCAGCTCTTCGCGCGCAACCTGCACTGACTTGCCTAGCTCTGTCAGGTTTGCTGTCTGATCCAGCGACTTGCTATAGATCGGCGTGCCGTACTGATCGCTTCCCGTCTGCTTCGACTTCTGATCCTGCAATGCCTTGCGCCGGTTGTATTCCTCATTCAGCGCGGTAATGACGCCTTGAATTGCAGTGCGCTCGTTTTGATATCCCTGGAGGACGGCAGACTGCGCAGCCTTCGGATCTTTGCTGTCAGTCGCCTTGTCGATGGCGCTTGTCACTTCATCGCGCTTAGCATTGATGCTTGCGAACTGATCGCTGATGAAC